CTAGCCGTACCCGCTTGGTTTCTGGCGGGGTTTATGGTCTCGGCTAATTGCGGCATTCAAGGAGCCGCTGCCCTCGGGGTTGGGCTGAGTGAGGATGGCGGCTATTGCTAGTATCTGCAGTAGCATTCATCCTCCTAGGTGAGTACCCAAAGCATCAAATCATCTGAAATGATGCTCTTGGGGTGCTTATGAGGTTGCCTTGGTCAATCCCAAGTCGCCGCAAAGCGCGCCATATACCAGTCTCGGTTAGCCGCGATGTGATTCTTCAGGAGCGTCAAGCCTCGAGCCTTTGCGTGCGCAGCAAAAGACACAATCACATAGGCCACACCATCGGCCGTCTGCACGATGTCATATCCATTGCGGTTATCCACTCCCACTGCCTCGAAGCGCACAAACTCCTGACCTGCTGGACGGTCAGCGCCATGCAACTCACCCCAGCAGACAGGGCCGATGTCGGCATTGATCAGAATCCCAGTCACGCGGGCATCAGGAAGAAACCGCTTTCGCTTGGCAAAGCAGATCGCGTTTTGCTCTGGTGTCATCATCATCCTTCCGCGCCTGTGCGCATAAATTGAAACCGCCCTGAGTAGGGCGCTTGGGGGTTAGAGGTCAACGACGCAGCCCAGCTTTGCCTGTCAGCCATCCATCAACTTCCTTGAATAGCCGGTCCTGAGCTCTTTCGTAGTTCGAGCAGGTAACATCACGAGGCTGATAAGTTGGAGACTGTTGGGCAACCCTGCTTTCTTCCATGTGCTGTTTCATGGATTGAACATCCTCAGCTATGCGCTGCATGTCGCTCTCATCCCATCCACACTCCTGCAGATACTCGTAATACTTCTGCGAGATTCCTTCAGGCTTTGCCATGTGACTCTCCTTTGAAAACCAAAGCCCTCATCTGCAGAGCTTTGGTTTTCTAGCTTCATGTCCCGGCCTAAAGCTACTGCTTGCCTCCACCCCCGGCCTGGTAAGAGACGCAGACCTCGGCGGCTGCTCAGCTACGGGATTCCTTCGCTGCTCTCGTCATTGGCTTGATCGCGTTCTGCAACTAGCTGCGCTCCACTGGAGCTAGACCTTCCTCTTGCATCGAGTCGGTTCAGGGGCCGGATCGCTACCCCTTCGGTCGTTTCGCGTTCGTTGCTGCGATGGGTGAATATTAGCGTTACGCAAAATGTCTGTCAATAGCGTAACGCGAAATTAACGCAAAGGATCCTACAATCCCTCCATGCCCACCATCAACCGGGCACGAAAGGCTCGCTATAGGGATGCGGTCGCGCATGGTGCAGCAGAGCCGACGGGACTCGTTGATGATGGGAGAGGGCGCATTGAGATCGAGGCGGGCATGGGCGAGCCGGCCTAGGCTTTCGCTGACCTAGTGGCTGCGGGGAGAGGCGTTGCTGTTAGGGAGTACGGACTCAAAGTCCAAGCAACAAAAAACCGCCCTGAGGCGGTTGGTCCGAGGAGGGTGCTCTTACAAGAACTTAAACGGATAGGTTCCAGCAATCTGCTGGTCCTGGCCTGCCTTATCAGGCTCTGTCGGCGGCTTTTTCTCCTGTTCCTGTGGGGCTGGAACGCTAGAGATGCCGAGCATAAATTTGGACCTGTCCCAAAACGAAGCAGGGGGATAGGCTGAGAACTTGAACATGTAGACCTCCGGTCTATAGCGGCGAATCAAGATGGATTGCCTCGGCCCACCTTACTCCTTTTAATGACCTTAAACCGGGCTGCACAATGTCTTACGTTTGCCTCACCGAAGCTCTGCACCAGGCAAAAAAATGCCACCGCAAAGGTGGCGAGTGCCAAAAATAAAAAGGCCGATTCCTGCTATACAGGGCAGTGTGCAATGATAAGAGGGATGTCGGAGGTGTCGCACGACTTCGGCTCGAAATCTATTGGTACATATTAGTCCAAATTTTTTTGGTTAATGGGCCTGAGATGTCTCGATGGGGCTACTTGAGCATCTTGATCATTTTCCGTCTCAGACCCTCTCGGAATAGGTGGCCTCCGATCTCAGCCAGGGAGAACATCTCTTCTTCTGAGATGCTTCCCTCGATCTCGGCCATGAACTGCGCCAGGAGCACCATTGCAGCATCCGGGTCACATGGAATGCCCAGCTCGTCCATGCGCTCGGCTTGCAGGCGGAAGGTCTCGATGTAGGGATCTTCGGGTTTTGTCATAGCTGCCTCCTTCTGGGATGCTACAGCGCAGGCAAAAGAAAAGCCACCCGGAGGTGGCTTATTAAAATTGTCCTTAGTTGACTGCTTGCAGATAGCCCATATTGCGAGGGCAGGCTGGTGGTTGCGTATCTTAAAGATGTACGGATAAACGTGACAATGTAACCTTTATATAAAGTTACATAGTTTTGTGAATAGTACACTTATTTTTCGCCCATATTAATAAGATTGTTAGGTAGTGCAGCCATAAAATCTTTCAAATTCTCACTGTATTCAGGGAAGACGACAGTGAATAACATGAACGAAACAACAAGCCAGATTACACCAACAACCCATCTAATTCCGTTAAGCACTGCTGTTTGCTCTATCACACGGCACTCGAGGTCTGTAAATGTTTCTGAAAATCGTGAAGCTACTGCTTCGGGTTGCGCACCAAGTCGTTCTTTCCGTATCGATATCTCTTTGTTAATCGCGTTGACTGAGTGATTTTGATTGTTTATGAGCTTCCACATAATCCAGGAGAAAATAGTGATTCCCACCCATATTGCAACACTTTTCATGATCGATTTTTCATCGATCCCAGCACCAGCTAAGATCAAAGCGGCAGGAAGTGCTAGCAATTGATTCTGAATTTCAGACACCGTTTTGTTCAGCCTTACTGTATCTTCAAGATTTTGCTTTTCGACTTCTGTTCTGATTTTTTCATATGAAAAATCAGCTGTATACATTGCATAAGAGCTTCGAGCGTTTTGTACGAACTCCTCGAAGTAAGGCAGGAATTCACCAAAGGTAATTCTGCGTTTGTTCTTGAATAGATCTAAAAGTGTTGATCTGATGATGTTTCGCTTTTGGTCCTGATGATGAGCACTCCTAATGAAATCATCCTCAAATGCAGCCAATGATGGTAAGTTGCGGATATCCTCTGCAGAATACTCCATTAGGATCTCTAACTTCGCATCATGGCTTTTTATAAAGTACTGCGAGTTTCCCGTGTTGGCTGCGTGATCTGACACCTCCGAAATCAACGAGCTTAATTTCGCTGCTGAAAGGTAGTGTTGTATTTTATCCGGGGGGGGCGAGTTTGGGTCGGATGTATATCCTAAATCTCGTATTGAAAATTTATTAGGAACGCTGCGAAGATTACCTGAGTGAGAGAAGAACTCAGCAAGTGTTTCATACACGCCTACTGATGTTGGATAAAATTCGATATTTCTATTGAGATCATTGCATACGCCACCGAGACTTCCTGCATGTTCTAGATTCGATACAACTGCCTGAAAGTCGTACTTGATGGGGAGAGTGCCCGCTCGTGCACTCCCGCCAACATTCTCCAAGCCCTCCAGCTTATCCAAAAGCCAGAGGGCAAGCTCATGAGGAGCTTCCGGGACTTGGTGCATACTCTTGAATAACTTTCTTAAGATGTTCGGTAGGAGACTTCAGTACTAGACCATCAATCGCAGGATCATAGTAAACGCGATGCTCTTGAATATCAGAAATGTCAAACCCCACAGAAACAGAACCTCCAATTTTACCAGTAAAGCGTTTTAGCTTGTTATAGGTGCCCTTGTGAGGTGTGAATGTATCATTGACTGGGAACTGTTCTGCTTGAGGCCCGCTCTTTATGAAGTCAAGAAATTCTTGCGGCGATGCTGGTGCGATGGATGCAGCAAGAGTCATCAGAACTACTTCGTCGCTATTACTTGCAAAGCATTGCACCAAACGCTGTCGCATCTCAATTCGTTCGCTTCGTTTTTCTTCTGTTGTAGTTAGATCCTGGCGTGCTTCCACATAGGCATCAGCAGCCTTAATTAGAATTTCCGTCTGCTGACTCGAGCTCGTAAAGTTTTGGCATGAAAGTGCATTTCTGAAATATTCAGTGATGGCTCCTTTGGTTCGCTTTCCTTTAATAAAGGACAAATAAGGCTCAACCTGAGAGTCAAGTCTCGTGAGATTAATTCGAGCAGCTTCATGCAATTGCGATAGATCGATGTTCAGATTTGGTTCCAAACTTAATGTATCTTCATTAACCCCTGCTCCTGGCTTAAGCTTCAGCATGGCGATTAGGAGATGGTCATTTCCGTCGTGTTGATATCTCAAGAAAAGTGCATATCCGCCATTCGAGAAATAAGCAGACTCCATTTCTGATTTTATAAGTTTCAGCGCTTCGATGGTAAACGATTGAAAGCTGCGAGTCAAGCTTAAATATTCATTCAATCGAACTGGGAAAATATGTAAAGTTGAATCTTGGCCTAACGTTCCGTAGTTTTTTGAACTATCGTTATATAACGACAAAAGATCTGAGCAAACTGTTGTTAAGACCTTATCTATGGGAAGCACAGATGGACGAATCTTTTTTTCAACGCTGCCTTCGCCACTTGTATCAACCTTTTTGATCAATCGATGAATGGTTGCCTCTTGAATTTGCATATTCGCTGGTCTCTTAGGTTTTTAATTTGCAAAGCTGTTATCACTGGCCTTTGGTTGCAGGCCGTAATGCTTCATTGAACGGGTGATCTTTGAGCAACGCTCACATACCATCCTCGAATGCCTGATAAAATGCCATCTTGGCGTTTTCGCCGCTGGCTAGTTGGACGTTTGGCTCAAGCCCTTTGCTGCAGTATTTAGCATCTGGAGCAACGCCCCGTAGATTGATGTCACTTGCACAGCGCGATTTATCTCTGGTACTGAATTGCTACCAAAGAATCGCTATCCTAGCAGTGTAATGCTTACATCACCTTACAGACTGTCGCAAAGTGGCCCTACGGTTCGCGCTACTTCACTCGCAAAAAACACGCGCTCAATCTCCCGAAGCTTCCCTGCGCCGAAGCCCTCCAGCCTCATCAGTTGCTTGGGTTCCATTGCTCGCAGCTCCTCGATGGAAGTGATCCCTGCTCGTGCCAAGACTTGAACCGTAGCTGGGGAGAGGACGCCGTTAAGAGATGAGCCTTTGACGTGGCGCACGGGCGAGTAGATCCTGGCCGGCGTGAATGACTTTCCAGGAAACAGGACTGTCTCTATCTGCCTGAACCTGAGCATGCCCATGCCATGCATATCGAGTAGTTGATGTGGGTAGGCCCGGCGTACTGCCTCGACTGTATGAATCCCGTTCTTCGCGAGGACAGTAGTGGCATACGCTGGCAGCAAGTCACCTAGAGGCGTTTCTGCTTGTGTCGTCAGATCATCGGGCATGCGAAGCATCATAAGCATGGCAGAGATTTCTAGGGCTGTTTGTTGCGCTCTGCCGCCTTTAAATCTTGCCTATGCAGCTCCCCTTGAGCGCGGCGCAGCATTGTTCCTAGTTGTGCGGCATTGAGCATGTCGTGCGCGGGATCCCCTGTGATCGGCGCATAGAAGCGGCCTGGGAAGAGGATCTCCTCAATCATCCTGAATCTTCTGGCTCCTATATTGGGCATTACGAGCAACTGCTCTGGATAAATTGCTCTCACTTGTTCAACGGTGAGAATTCCATTTCTGGCCAAAGCTCTCCAAAGGATTGGGGGCAACTGCTCTCGGAGATCGTCAGTTTCAGTAGATCCACTCTCAGGTGCATTACTCGTCATAGGCCGGCATCATACGAAGCTGAACGGATCCAACTTACAAACTTGAGATGCTTGTTGTGCATGAAACGGATTGACGTTAGTTAGATGACAACTGGGCATAAAAAAGCCCTCCGAAGAGGGCTTGCAGATCACTTCGATTTGCGCCGGCGCATGACGCCCATCGATCCAGCGACTGCCCCGGAGAGCAGCAGGAGGCCGACGCCGCCCAGAGCAGGGACAGGCTTGGCTTGAATCACAGGCGCAGCGGTGATCACGATGGTGAAGGTCTGCTCAGCGACGTGTACCGCCTTGAGCACAACGCCTACTGTGCCAACGGTGTCAGCAACCCCGACCGAGAAGGTGTATGAGCCAGGTGTCGTAGGCGTTCCGGAGACTACGCCGGTAGCGGAATCCAGGGACAGGCCAGGAGGCAGGTCCCCAAGGTAGGAGAAGGTGTACGGTGGCAGGCCGCCAGTTACCTGCAGAGTCTGAGAATAGGGAGCTGCCACTACACCGCCGGCGAGGGTGATGGTTGGTCCACCACCAACAAACATGATGTCGGCGCTAGGAATAGCTTCTGCGCTTTCGGGGGAAGCAACGCTGTCGCCGATTGCGTTGGTAGCCACGACCGTGAACTTGTAGGGTGTTCCGTTGGTAAGGCCCGTAATCGTGCAAGAAGTTGCCGGTTCCGTGGCAGGTGCGACGACCTCGGTTGTGCACGAACCGGCAGGAACACCCGTCACGGTGTACTTCGTGATGGGCGAGCCGTTGTTGGCTGGTGCTGTCCAGGAGATGTTTACTCGGGAATCTCCAGTATCAGTGATGGTCGGACTGGGAGCAGTTGCGGGTGCAGTTGCAGCTAGTCTCCACACGTAATTAGTTTCTCCATTTCCGCAATTATCTCTAACGTATGCTGATAGATCTCCCGAGGTATAGCCTGGGGCTCCGGTATCAATACGTGCATTTTCATCAAAAATCGCGCAAGCATATCCATAAGGCGAATAGTGAGCGGAATGTGTGATCGTGCTCGGGTCTGTGGTATTCGGATTTACAGAAATAGCATAGTCACTTGGCACGCCCCCGAATAGCATGGCGGCGACCTCTAAGGCCGAATAAACCGTAGGGGCTGAGGGATGTGGTGGGCCATCATGAACTTTAAAGCTCCCCACATATGTCTGTGCTGACGCCGCAGAAGCAGCGAACGCTGCTATGAGCAATGCGTTCTTGGCAATGGTCTTGACGCTGCCAACGGCGAGCATAGGCTGGGATTTGATTTGGCGCATGAGTTCCGCTCCGGAAAGATGAAGTCGCTGACACGGCTCATGTTGAGCAGATTGTGCCTGAATTGTTATTTTTATACACAATATTAACAATTGCTATCCCTGAAACAAGTGATAGGGTAAACCCTCGTTGCGCTCTCTATTCGCGCAAAAAAGCCCGCGTCTGCGGGCTGCTGGGTGGCTCAGCCCCGCTGGCATCGCAGCGGGGGAGGGGAGCATCAACACTCAAGCAACAATCACAAATTTTTCGCCTTGTCGGATAGTTCGCTGGTATAAAAAACATTGAGCCAACATTCACCACCCGGACTGTCGAAACCCACAGCAGTGATCGTCGTCGCACCACTTTGAAATACCGTCCTGCGCATCGTGCTTTGAGGGTCTGCAGAAAATGGCTTGCCATACTTCGTGGTCAAAGCATCTATTAGCCCTCGATGTTCGGAAGTGCAGGTCCGCTCATTCGACTTAAATTTTGTTGCTAGTGTGACCTGCGCGAGGGAGTCTTCTTTGAAGCTAAAACTTGCGGTGAACTTGTGAGCGCCGATTGGCACGTTTTGGAGCTGATAAAGCATCATGGCACCTGTGCGCGCAACAACATTTTTCTCATCTGGGGGCACTTCTTGGCCTCCAGGGTGGGCTGTCTTCACAGCCTCCAGGGAATCTCCAGCAGCGACCTTCCCCCACATAGCATCTGCATGAGACATCACTGCTGCACAGGCGGCCAACAAGCCGATTGCATATTTTTTAATCACTGCTGCATCCTCTTTGTCAAAAAGCGTTAGTGTTGCGCTTACATCTCTCCCACGCCACATCAGTCGCTCGTTTGCCTTGGTTCTCTGCACTCTGCAGATTTGGGTAAGAGCCCATGTCTTTGAAGTAGGCCACGCCGCGCTCCCAGCATGCATCAACCTCAGCTTGGTGGTTGCCACATCCCGTGATAAAAATAATTAAGGCTAGAGGCAAAAAAAGCTTCTTCATGAGTCTGCCATTTATTACTCAGAACTGCTCACTTCGCCACACTGTCAGGACCTTCCCAATCACTTGGAAGTGCTGATTCTTGGCAGAAATGTCGTAAGGCGGATAGTCTGGGTTCTTGGAGATGATCCGGTAAACAAAGCCGGGGCCCTCGAACTCAGGAACGCGCTGGACAATTTTGATGAAGCCTTCGTCGCCCACTCGAAAGAAGTAAATGCCTTCATGGTTGACCGTGCGCACGCCTCGATCCACCAAAAGCGGGTCTCCAGGATTAAACATTGGCCTCATGCTGGGGCCGAAGCCAGTGACGATGCACAAATTCTTCAATGAACTGTACGAAGGCACGTTCAGGTGGAGCCAATCAGCACTGACGTTCCAGCTGCGGATCACGCCAGGCTGATCCTCCAGAAGAAGGCGACCATTCGTTCCCATCCCTCCACCCGCATCGAATTCTGTAATTACAAGGTCTCCGTTGCCGGCCGGGTCTTCATGCGGAGCTGGAGCAACGCTTTGCAGTTCCACGTTTCCTGAGTGATCCTGATCGAGCCATCCAATGGGCTTGCCGAAAGCCGCCTCGATACGTCGGGCGGTCTCCTTTCGCATTCCGCGTGGCTTCCCGGTCTTAGAGTCCTTGGCGCCCACCCTGAGGTTGGTGAACTGAGCAGGGGACATCTCAAGTAACTTGGCTGCGGCGGACGCTCCGTTGGACTCTTCTTCAAGAGTCGTCAGGTTGTCTCGCCGGATTTGGTCAATATCACGCATTTTTTCATTTCATAGCAGAACGCTAAAGGCGTCTATGCGCGTAACGCTATTGCTATTTGTTTTGCGTTACGCTAAACTGGTTCGCATGACGCTATCAGACTACATCAAGGAACAAGGACGGGGCGGCCTGACTGCACTGGCCCGGAAGATCGGCGCGCATGCCCCGGACCTGTCCCGCTGGGCTGCAGGTGATCGTCCAGTGCCAGTTGAGCGCTGTGTCGCAATCGAGGCAGCTACTGGTGGCGCGGTTTCTCGCATTGATCTCAAGCCAGCTGACTGGCAACAGATCTGGCCTGAGCTCAAGAACAAAGAGGAGGCCGCATGACCGCATCACGCCTCCCACTGCCGATGGCATACGCAGACCCTGCATTTGATGCCTGCATCGCAGTGGCCCTGGACACCCCCGAGCTCATCACTCAATTCGACCGACTCTATGGCGCTGACCTGATGAGTGGCAAGGCTAACGAAGGCGATATGCGCGTCTTCGTGAACTTCGTCCATCGCTGCCTGTACCTGGCATTGCCCGACGAGTCGATCCATTCCATGCGCAGGGCGGCTATCGCTCTTGCTGCCTAACTGATTTCCAACCCCGTGTTTTTGTAGAGAGAGGAAGAACACACCATGTATGCAGACCCTGTCCACATTCGTTCCAAGCGCGTGAACCTGTCGCTGAACAGCACCGAGATGCGTGTTGTGGAAGCGATGGCTGAGCTGCACGGCGTACAGCCGTCCGTCTTCATCCGTGAATTGGCCATGGAGGCTTTGAAGCATTTGCATGGCTCCAAGTCTGCAACTGGTGCCGAGGAAAAGCGACACGCTTATGCGTAACCGTTCAGGAACTCCACAGTGCAACCAAACCATGAGACCACATTTGCAGGCAATGACCTCTCCGCACTAGAAGCCGAAGCAGTTGAACAGGGCGTCACTGTTGACGAGCTAGTAACCGAACTGATCTCAGCAGAGATCCAGCGCAGATACCTGATCCCCAAGCTGTCTGCCGCTCCCGTCGTGCCGTTCCCGAAGCGGCGCACCCTCCCAAACACTTTTGCGTAACGGATTCGGTATGAATGCCTTCACCAAGCGTAACGAATCCCTCGCATCAAAGTGGGCCAAGCCCCGAATCCTCAAGACAGTAGACCGCAACCCTCGCTACCACGGCTACTACATCGAAAGCGGGGCTCAGGCCCAGGCATCAACCCTCAAGACCCAACGAATTCTGAAAGGAGCCCTGCGATGAACAACGCCCGAGCAAGCGACCCAATTACCAGCGTCATCGCAGGCGAGCGTGCAGCCCTGTTTGCTGGCAACCACTACGACCGCATCCTGGCCGCGCTGGACGATGAGAAGACCCTGACGGCCGGCGAGATGGCCCAAGCCACTGGCATGTCGGTAGAGCAGGTCTGCCGCCGTCTGCCTGAGCTACAGGCACGCGGCCAAGTGCAAGTTGTGCAGTTCGAAGGCGAAGACCTGCTGCGCAATGGCTATCGCGTCTGGGAGGCTGTATGACCAGCGACACAAAAGAAAAACGCCTGCGGCTTTTGGCGAAGCGAGCAGGCGATTTATCTGTAGCGGCTTATCACGGCGGCAACCGGGACAAAGCCATTTATTTCAACGTAAAGATGAAACGAATTCTAAAGATGGTTCAGAAATTTGACAAGGGGGCAGAACATGCGTGACTACTGGATTGATCACCACGGCAAGCCCTGGATTGAGCCAAAAATTTTAGGCCGCCTCAAGATGCGCATCCCGGCACATGCAGCGCTGCGGGCGTTTGTTATCCATCGAGACGGCAGCAAATGCCGGCGCTGTAGCGCAACAACTGATCTGATTGCAGATCACATCATCTCTAGACGAAATGGTGGTCGCCACCATCCTTCGAATATGCAGTGCCTCTGCCAGTTATGCAATGCGCGCAAATCCGTTTTGGAGGATCGCCATCATGCGTGACTACGGAAAGGTGCACACCTCCTTCTGGACGAGTGCCGGCATGCGTGCGTTGTCTGAGGATGGGCGCGCAATGGCCCTCTATCTATTGACCTGCCCACACGGAACCATTGCTGGAGTGTTTCGCCTGCCTGATGGGTACATCTGTGAAGACATGCAATGGACTGCCGAAAGGGTTACGCATGTGTTTGCGGAACTGTTTCAAAACGGTTTCGCCAACCGTTGCGCAACCACCAAATGGGTGTGGATCAACAAGCATTTTGAGTGGAACCAGCCGGAGAACCCTAACCAGCGTAAGGCAGCTTTGAAAATCGCCAACCAAGTGCCTGATGAATGCAGTTGGAGGCTAGATTTCATGCGGCTTTGCGGCGAATTCCTGGGGTTACCAAAGGCATCGGAGGCAAACCCTTCACCAACCGTTCAGGAACCGTTTCTTAACCAGGAACAGGAACAGGAACAGGAACAGGAACAGAGTAATGCTCCTTCTCCGAAGTCGCCACGCGGCACTGCGCTGCGCGCCGACTGGATTCTTCCTAATGACTGGAAGACCTGGGCAACGAAAGAGCGCGGGGACCTGGACGTTGAGGTCGTGGCCGACTCGTTCCGCGACTACTGGGTGGCGAAACCCGGGAAGGATGGCCGCAAGTCCGACTGGCAAGCGACCTGGCGCAACTGGGTGAGGAACCAGCGCGGCGGCGGCCAACCCCGCAAGCCGCAAGGCGGCGCAATGGGGACGTTCGTATGAAGGGCATGGCTCAACTTTTGGAGCTGCGCCGCAAGGGCTACAAGCCTGCCTGCGCCTACGTCTTTGACGACAGCTCTTGGCTGTTCCGGGTGCATGCCGACGAGTGGCACCAGCAGGGCAACAGCTTCGACCGCGGCCAGCTCTACGCCCACATCCAGCTGGACGAAACCGATATGCCCGAGCGCATCGACTTCCGTCCGCTGACCGGCCTGGAGGTCCACCTGATGGGCTACAGAGGCGACGAACGGACCATCCGGCTGTACGAGGCCATCAAGCGCTCAGGCCCCCAGATCCTGGCAGCACCCATCAGCACCGCAGTAAAGATTTTCACGAAAGAGACCGGCGATGACCTATTTCCTAACCGCTGACGACATTGATTTTTCGCTGTATGAGAAGGAGACCGACGCACAGCAGAAGGTCAAGCCTGCTAAGGACTACGTGCAGGAGCTTATCGACCGCATCAAGTCGCCAACCCGTCCAAATCACCGTTACATGCCCTGGGCTAAGACCTACGGCCTGTTCCAGTTCCGTCCGGGCGAAGTGACGGTGTGGGGTGGGGCGAACGGTAACGGCAAATCGATGGTGACCGGCTTTGTGTCGCTGGGTCTGCTGGCCCAGGGCGAACGCTGCTGCATCGCCTCATTCGAGATGAAGCCTATCCGCACCCTGGAGCGCATGGCCCGCCAGTTCTCCGGCTACAACCCGCAGGACCCAGCATTCGCCGGCAGCCCCGAGGCTACCAAGTCGCTGTTGGAACTCTACGACCAGTTCAAGGAATGGACTGACAACCGCCTGTGGCTGTACGACCAGCAGGGCACGGTAACTGCTTCCCAGGTGTGCGCCGTGGCCCGCTACTGCGCCAAGGAACTGGGCGTGACGCATATGTTCATCGACAGCCTGATGAAGTGCGTGCAAGGCGAGGACGACTACAACGGCCAGAAATCTTTTGTAGACGAGCTGACCGCCATCGCCCGGGACTACTCGATCCACATCCACCTGGTGCACCACATCAAGAAGCCCGCGAGCGAGGACACGAAGCCCGGCAAGTACGACTTCAAGGGCACCGGAGCGATCACCGATCAAGTGGACAACGTGATCGCCGTCTGGCGCAACAAGCCCAAGGAGCGCAAGCGCGAAGCCGGGCAGATGGTGGAAGACACCGAGCCCGACTGCCTGCTGATCTGCGACAAGCAGCGCAACGGCGAATGGGAAGGAACGATTGGCCTGTGGTTCGACAAGGACAGCCAGCAGTACCTGCCAAACCCTGGCCAGCAGCCAATGGAAATGTCTGTGCCCGGCGGCACCAACTATTAAGGAAAGTTCATGAGCGCACTAGACACCCAAATCGGCGGCGACCACTACAAGAGCATGCCAATCCAGCCCATCGAAGTAATGCGTGAGGTGCTGACCAAAGAGGAGTACATCGGCTTCCTCAAGGGCAACATCATCAAGTACTCGATGCGCGCCGGCAAGAAAGAGGGCGCCTCTGACGACGCGGACAAGGCGGCGCACTACCGCCAGTTCCTGGCAGAGGCCAAGGGCGAGCCAACAAACGGCCTGCTGGACCTGCCCGTTATCGACATGGGGGCTGGCCGTGACTGAGCGCCTGGAATTCGAGCTCCACAACCGGCAGCAGGCCTGGCTGGCGGTCAATGGCCAGTTGTTCCCATTCCTGGCCAATGTGCTGCAGGGTGGTGGCCGCTGGGTTCTGACCGTCACCCGCCGCAAGCGCACCCAGCCGCAGAACCGTCGCTATTGGGGGCAGGGTGTTCTCGCCCAAGTGGCCGCCCAGGCGGTGGTCAACGGCAAGCAGTTCAGTGCCGAGACCTGGCACGAGATGTTCAAGCGCATGTTTATCGGCGTGGATGAGCTGCCCAATGGCGATGTGATCGGCAAGAGCTCCACCAAGCTGACCACTGCCGAGTTCAGCGAGTTCTGCACCAAGGTGGAGGCATATGCCGCTACCGAGCTCGGGGTGACGTTCTACGAGCTGGAGGGCCGATGAAGCCGTTCAACCCCAAGCCGCGCCAGTGCAAGGCCTGCCCGCAAACCTTTGTGCCAGTCCGTCCAATGCAGACGGTCTGCTCGCCCCGCTGCGCAATGAAGAAGGTGCGCCAGGACAAGGCAGAGGAGCGAGCAAAGGTCAAGACCCGTAAGGAGAGGAGCCTGACCCCATCTCAGCGCCGGGCCCGTGCCCAGGTGGAGGTGAATGCCTATGTGCGGCTGCGCGATGCTGACTTGCCATGTATCTCCTGCGGTCGGTTCCACGAAGGCCAGTGGCACGCCGGGCACTATAGGAGCCGTGGCGCTGCTATCAATCTTGCACTTGATCCGCGCAATATTCACAAGCAATGCCAGCCCTGCAATACCCACCTGCACGGCAACGCCATCGCCTACCGCGCTGGCCTCGTTGAGCGGTACGGGCTTGCCTTTGTTGAGGAGCTGGAGGCAGATAACACGCCGCGCCACTACACCGATGCCGAATTTGACGCCATCAGAGACGAATACAGAGCAAAGACGAAAGAACTGAAAGGTAGACCATGAGCATCACAGCAGAGCGTTACACAGCAGCAATGCATTCCAGCGACCTTTCGGACGAAGCCCACAAGATCGGTCAGGTGGACCTGATCAAGGCAAGCGGCATGAGCAAGGCCAGTGTGGCCTCCCACTACCTGCGGATCATCACCAAGCCCAGCCGGTCGGACATCGAGCGCATGCATGCCGGCCTGGTCCATGAGGCAAAGGCCAAGAAGGTGGCATCGCCCCATGATTCCGCAACGGAGGCCATGGCCTGGCTGATCGACCAGAAGTGCAAGCAATGCAACGGCACAGGCCTCAAGGTCAAAGAAGCCAAGACCTACACCTGCTCCAAATGCAAGGGAACCATGCTTGCCCGCGAGCCCAGCAGCAAGGATGCCCAGCTGCTGATAGACCACGTCATGGACTGCAAGCGGACCCACAGCAACAACATGAATAAGCTGTTGCGCCCCCATTGAATATGTGGTAATCTCGGCAGCGTTGAGAGGTTGTTTTATTCACCACGCTGGCAACGGTAGTTGTTGGCCCTCAACCATGAATCACTTGCCGGGCTGTTGTGGCTCGGCAAGGACTTAGATGGCGGAGCGTTTCCGCTTCTAGGGCCATTAGATAAGGGCGGGTTATGACAGTTAACGAACTCATAGAGAAGCTGCAAGCAATGCCAGAGCAAGATCGCGCGCTTCCAGTTCTTCGTCTTGATCGTGATTGGCCCGCTCTTGAGATTGAAGAGATTGAGATCTACGAAGCAACTGATGGGCATGGCGTTGTGTTCAGATAGCAGGATTCAAACCAACTCCCAGCCTCGCCAAGTGCGGGGCTTTTTCATGTCAGCTGCAGCAAGCGCGGCCCGCACCCGAGCGGTATGAAGGTGCGGCATCTCCTACTGAGAGCTTCCCAGTGCTTGAAGAAGCGAACAGCAACCCCAGCCCATGAGGGTTGTCTGATGGGGTACGAATACCAAGGCCAGCCAAGTGCTGGCTTTTCTTTTTTAGCGAGGCCCTATGAACCAATATGCACCCCATCAACAACGAGTGGTAGACGAGAAGCACGAGTTGGATGAGAAGCTTCAGAAGCTGACCACGTTCATCAACTCCGAGAAGTTCGCGGAAATCGTCAAAGACGAGGATGAGCGAGGCCGACTTGTTTGCCAAGAGGATGTGATGAAAGACTACAGCGCCATCTTGGCTGAGCGCATAGCCGCATTCTGATCAGTGTTGGAGTAAGCCATGAGCAAGAGAGCAGCAAGCAAACGCATGCAGCGTGGCTGGGGGGCGCCAGACTTCACTGGCATGTTCGCCGGGCTGATGCTGCTGGGCGTCGCCGCTGGCGTGGCCATGGCCCTCGTTCTTCCATGGCTCTGGTCCTGGATCAAGCCAATCATTCACGGGTGGACAGCATGAGCCTAAGACGAAAGATAGCCCTATGGCTGTGCCCTGAGTGGGTGGCTCCAAACGCCAAGTCCGCTCGCAAGAGACTGTGGAGCGCGAGGCGATGCAGAGAGAGCGTCTGCGCGCCAGGCTGGTTGCACGCAAGCCGCCATTACTAGAAGGCGTCGAATTTGGCGTGCCTCATTGGCGCGAGGACTAGTCGCTAACCAGTTACCGCAGGGCAGGCTCTCCGCACACGCGACCTACACACTTGGAGCCTAGCCCCTGCGACCCGATAGGAGAGTGCCATGCTGAAAGATCAAGTTCAAACCGAAGCCGCAAAGGCCGTCCAGGTAATCCGAGCTGCAATGCTGGAATTCAATCAGGCAACTGGTTTTGAGATGTCCGTCCAAGCCGGCTGGAAAACTACCCATCGACAGGATGCGGACTCGGGCTTGTATGTGCGGGAGCATGACATTCAAGTAGCTGCTACAACGATCAATGTCTCGGTAACGGCAGTCTAGGGCCATTTGCATAAGTACAAACCCTCGCGCATCTTGAATTTCGTACCTACAGCTGCAAATCTAGAATGGCTATATTGGCCATTCTTATGAAGGGAGTTGTAGATGGCGTTTAGTAAAGGCCAGAAAGTTCAGCTTATTAGCGGTGGCCCAGTTATGGCTGTCTCGGCAGTTGGTGACTACAGCCATTCATTAGGCCCGGAAGATGGCGTCCTCTGTGTTTGGTTCGACACTATTAAAGGCGTGCAGAAGGTAACAGAGCATGTTTTCGACGCTGCGGTACTAGTTCTTTATGAGCCTCCTGCCCCCCGAGAACGGAGATCTTCGGTCTCATTTCTCTAAACTTTAAATTCCAGTAGCCGCCTCCGGGCGGCTTTTGTTTTCTGGAAAGCCTCTGGCAACGCCAAAGAAGGCCGAGCCGAGGGCTACATGCGTGTTTTGATGTGCTTGAGGTATTTGATGAGTGCATCAATCTGCTCCGGAGTGGTGGCAACCGGATATTCGCCAAAGCTAGAGCGCAGATTCTCATGATGGTCAAAGAAGAACAGGGCTTCCAAATACTTGGTGTAGTCGCCTATTTCCATGTTGCGCATGGTGGGGATGTCTGCAGCTTCCATGCCATCAGGGATAGACACGGGGAGCATTCCTGAGTAACTCATAAATTTTCTCTTTGAGATAAGTGAAAGGCCCGCCATGGCAACAAAACCGGCGCAAGGCAAGCCGGTTGCCAAAAAGGCAGGCGGGCGACCTAGCAAATATAAGCCAGAGTATGCAGGCCAAGCGAAGAAGCTCTGCATGCTCGGCATGACAGACAAGGAAATGGCCTCGTTCTTCGGCGTGGCTGAGAGCACGTTCAACCTGTGGAAGACCGTCCATCCCGAGTTTTCGGAGTCCCTAAAGGGGGGAAAGGACCTGGTCGATGCTGAGGTGGCGGCGAAGCTCTATCACCGGGCAATGGGGTATGAGGACGAGGATGTGCATGTCAGCAATTACCAGGGGGTGATAACGGTCACGCCATTGGTCAAGCACTACCCGCCAGATACGACGGCTGCGATCTTCTGGTTGAAGAACCGCCAGCCGCAAAGGTGGCGCGACAAGCCAGAAGAGGGTGGAGAAGGCGAGAACGCTCAACCTGTGCCCGTCAATATTCAAGTGACAGTAAAGGACGCAAGAAAGCATGCCGAGCCTGAACATTCCGCAGGCTCGGTTTCTGGAGCTGCCTCATAAATACCGCGCATACGTCGCCGGGTTCGGCTCGGGCAAGACCTGGGCCGGCTGTGCATCAACGTGCAGGAACGCTTGGGAGTGGCCAAAGGTCAACCAAGGCTACTTCGCACCGACTTATCCGCAGATTCGGGACATCTTCTTCCCGACGATTGATGAGGTTGCGTTTGACTGGGGCCTGAAGGCTGACATCAAAGAGGCGAACAAGGAAGTTCACCTGTTCAGCGGCTCGCAGTACCGGACGACGATCATCTGCCGGTCGATGGAGAAGCCTTCCAACATCGTGGGCTTCAAGATCGGCCACGCGCTGGTTGACGAGCTGGATGTGATGCAGGCGGTCAAGGCTGAGCAGGCCTGGAACAAGATCATTGCCCGGATGCGCTACAAGGTAGACGGGCTGAAAAACGGGATCGATGTGACGACGACGCCTGAGGGCTTCAAGTTCGTCTATCAGCGGTTCCACAAGCAACCTCAGGAGCGCGCTGCGCTGGGCAAGCTGTATGGGATGGTTCAGGCCAGCACGTTCGACAACGCGGCCAACCTTCCCGATGACTACATCCAGTCGCTCTATGAGAGCTACCCCAAGCAGCTGATCGACGCGTATCTGCGCGGTCAGTTCACGAACCTGACGGCGGGAAGTGTCTACCCAGACTTTGACCGCCGGCTGAACCACTCCGATGCATCGCTGCAAGCCGGTGAGCCTGTCCTGATCGGGATGGACTTTAACCGCCTGGCGATGGCGGCGGTGGTCTATGTGTTGCGGGATGGCTGGCCGGTAGCGGTGGATGAGATAACGGATGGCCGCGATACGCCATACATGGCGAAGCTCTTCAACGAGCGGTACAAGGCCAAGGGCCACGCTGTTCAGGTGTTCCCAGATGCCTCGGGGCAGAACGCGAGCAGCAAGAACGCTACCGAGTCGGACCTGAGCATCCTGAAGGCCAATGAACTGACGGTGCGAGTGAACTCGACCAACCCCGCAGTGGCGGACCGTGTGAATGCAGTGAACGCCCTGATCCTGAATGGAGAGGGTGAGCGGCGCTACCTGGTGAACACAGACCGATGCCCGAAGCTGACCGATGCACTGGAGCAGCAGGCCTACGACAAGAACGGCGTGCCAGACAAATCAAGCGGCGTGGACCACGTTATCGACGCTGCTGGGTATGTGATCGCCAACAAGTGGCCAATTGTGAAGCGCACCGCCAAGGTAGAGACATTCCGCTGGTAAGGAAAACATGACAGCTATCAACCAACAAAACGACACGGTCAAGCGGATGGCTGAAGCATGGGCGGTGATTGATCCTCTTATGGGGGGCACTCAGGCTATGCGGAAGGCGGGCAAGACCCTGCTGCCGCAGCAGCCCCGTGAAGATGACGAAGACTACAAGTACCGGCTTGGGACCGCGACGCTGTTCCCGGCCTACCAACGCACCTGCACGGTGATGTCAGGCAAGCCGTTCTCCAAGCAGATGACCATCAACGAGGATGTTCCGCCCAAGGTGAAAGCCTTGCTGCCCGACATCGATGGTCAGGGCCGCTCGATCCATGCGTTTGCCTCTCAGCTCTTCGCTGAGGCGCTCTCTCACGGGTTCGGCGGGGTGCTGGTGGATTTCCCTGCAGAGGGTGGTCAGCGGCCGTACTGGACGCACTACGCGCATGACTCCATCCTGGGTTGGCGCCTGGACACCTCCGAAGGTGTGGCGCGACTGACCCAGCTCCGGCTGCATGAAACGGCTGAAGTTGAGGATGGCGACTACGGGGTGAAGCTGGTGCAGCGCGTGCGGGTCCTGACCCCTGGGGGCTGGGCGCTGTACGAGCAAGGCACGGACGCATGGGCCTTGGTGGATGAGGGGGCGACCTCTCTTGGCTACATCCCGTTTGTTCCGTACTACGGCCGGCGCGTAGCTTTCATGGAAGGCGCGCCGCCACTGGTGGGCCTGGCGCACCAGAACGTCAAGCACTGGCAGCAGCAGAGCGACCAGGACGACTCGGTGCGATTCGCTCGTAAGCGCCTGTTGGTGTTTACCGGGGTGAATGACGGCGAGCTGGCTTCACCTTCTGCCGGCGCCGCATACGCGCTGCGGTTTGAGAACGCCGACGCCAAGGCCGAAGTGATTCAGGGCTCTGCCGAATCGGTGACCGTGGGGCGCTCGGAGTTGGAAGCTTTGGAAGACCAGATGATCCAGACGGGCGCCGAGCTGCTGGTGAAGCAGCCAGGCCAACGCACCGCGACAGAGGCATCCAACGACGCCGAGGCCAACAAGTCCACCTTGCAAAGCACGGTTGAGGACTTCGAGGACGCCATGGACCGGTGCCTGCAGATCACTGCGGACTGGCTCAAGGCCGGTAACGGCGGGACGGTGTCGCTGTTCAAGGACTTCGGCGCTGCGACCCTTACTGATGCTTCTGCCCAGCTGGTGCTGTCGCTGCAAGGCGCAGGCATGCTGACCAAGGAAACCACCATCGTGGAGATGCAGCGCCGTGGCGTTGTCGGCCCTGATGTGGACCCTGAGGCCGAGATCGAGAGGGTTCAAGCCGAAGGGCCAAGCCTGGGGAACATGAATGGTGACGGTGAATGAACTCCTCGAAGATGAAGCCGTTCGGCATGCTGTAGGTCTGCAGGGCTACTCCAATGGCGTCCTGAAGCGGATCATGGCTATCTTGAACCGGTCGGACAAGCGGATGCTGGACGAGTTGATCTCGATCCTGTCTGATGTGGACCCGATCACGTTCAAGGCCGAGCGCCTGGCCTCAATGCTGGCCAGCGTGCGGACGATCATCGCAGCGGGGAATGCTGAGGCAGGACAAAAGCTGCTGGACGAGCTCAAGCAGTTTGTGGACTACGAGACCGCCTACCTGCACCAGATGCTGCTGGCCAACACGCCAACACTGGTGCATGTGGCCTCGGTGTCCACGAACGCTGTCTACTCGGCCGCGATGTCCCGGCCGTTCCAAGGCATGTTGCTCAAGGAAGTGTGGAAGGACCTGGCGGTTCAGCAGTTCAGATCAGTGCGCCAAGCCATCGCACAAGGCTACCTTGAAGGCAAGACGACAGACGCGATCATTCGTGAGCTGCGTGGCACCAAGGCAAAAGGCTTCACTGATGGACTGCTGGAGAAGTCACGGCGCGATGTTGAGGCGGTGGTGAGAACCGCCATTGCTCACACTGCCGGGAATGCCCATGACGCCTTCTATGCGAAGAACTCCGATGTGCTCAAGGGCTTGAAGTGGTCTGCGACCCTGGACCTGCGGACAACTCCGCAGTGCCGGATCCGCGACGGGAAGCTGTACACACCGGAGACGCACAAGCCGATAGGGCATGAGATCCCCTGGGGCGCTGGGCCTGGCAGATTGCACTGGCGGTGCCGGTCTGCCTCCATCCCAGTGGTGAAGTCCAACAAGGAGTTGGGGATCGACCTGCCAGACCTGGAGCTGCGCAACAAGAGCAGGGCGAGCATGGACGGCCAGGTGCCGCCCGACACGACCTATGGCGACTGGCTCAAAAAGCAGTCTGCTGCGCGCCAGGATGAGGTGCTAGGCCAAACCAGAGCGCGACTTATGCGTGACGGGAAACTCGACCTGGCGGACATGTACTCTCACAAAGGCGTGTTTCTGACCCTGGACGAGCTACGGCACAGGGACAAGCGGGCTTTTGAATTGGCCGGTCTTTGAGTAGACTTGGCCTGTGACCACACTATCCATCGTTCCACCCCGAGAGCAGACGCCGGCGGAGAAGCTGCTGAGCGGCATCAAGGGCATCAAACCGCCGCCTGGCGTGCTGCAGTGCGCCAAGTGCGGCAGCCGCACGGTTATGACGACCACGACCGGGGCGAGTATTGATGAAAATGGACGTTACAAGCGGGGCATCGTGTGTGATGACCGCATCTGCTACCACTGCCACATGCGTGGAGTGTGGTCCCAGATGGTGCCTGACAAGCCACGTATTGTGAAAGAGCCTAAGCCAAGGCGAATTAAGCCGGCGGTCGTCAAATGAAAACCGTGGATGAAGCAGCCCGGTTTTTCATGGTCGACGCATTAGACCGGCATTTGCATCAAAGGACTAAATCCAAACTGGCTGAGAAGGCGCTGGAGATCATGCGGGTGGGGTGGCCGGCTGTATATGACCAGTTAAGCGGGCCCTATGCTAACCAGATGCGCACGCTGACCCAGCGATACCCAGGGGTGGATGTTAGGGTTCAAGACGCCGCTGGTCAAATAGCCTTATTAATGGTCATATTCCAAGACGTCGAAAGACGATAATTTTCTGTAATTAAGCCCGCCAAGACAACTCTCGGCGGGCTTTTTCGTGGCCGCTCGGCGTGATGCCCTGCGGCCTTTTTCATGCCCGAGACGGGTGTATTCAACTGCGCCAGAGATTGGCGAAACCAACATGACTTTGAAACTCACCGTCGATTCGCTCGACTCGGTTCCTGAAAACGTGCGCGATCTGTACAAGGAGGTGGACGGGAAGTTCCGCCTTGATCTGGATGGCTACGAAGACCCGGCAGGCCTCAAGTCTGCGCTCGATAAGGAGCGGCAGGCGGCAAAGGATGCCAGCAAGCAGGTAAGCGCCTGGAAGGCACTGGGCAAGACGCCCGAGGAAATCCAAGCGCTGCTGCAGCATCTGGAAACCGATGAAGACGCCAAGCTGATCGCCGCCGGCAAGCTCGATGAAGTGGTCAAGAAGCGCACCGAGCGCATGCAAGCTGACTACGACAAGAAGCTGCAGGCCGAAGCCGACAGCCGCACCAAGGCAGAAGGCAAAGCCGCAAAGCTGGCCGACCGCACCCTGCAAGCCGTGCTGCGTGATGCAGCGGCCCGCGCTGGTGCCTTGCCTGAAGCGCTGGACGACGTTGTGCGCCGTGGCGCAGGAACCTGGGTGCTGAACGACGACGGCGAGGTGGTGGCAATGAACGGTGATGAGGTCATGTTGGGCAAGGACGGCAAGAAGCCGCTGACGACTCAAGAGTGGGCTGAGTCCATTCGCGAGAGCGCTCCGTACTTCTGGCCCGCAGTGCGTGGCTCTGGCGCTCCTGGCTCAGGTGGCGGCGGTGGCAATCAATCTGGCAACTTTGGCGGCAGCAAAGCCGAGCGAGTGGCCGCAATCAAGAAACTCACTTCTAAGGCCTGATAACAGGCAGAAAGGCAAGCTATGGCTTTGTCCGATATGAAGGTATTCAACGAGTACCTCAAGAGCGCAACCATTGAAACCCTGGCTCAAGACGTGGCCAAGTTCAATGCCGCATCCGCTGGTGCAATCCAGCTGACCACTCAAGGAATCGACGGCGACTTCCTGCAGGAATCGTTCTGGGCCGGCGTGCACAGCGCCCAGCGCCGTGTTGACCGATACGCCGCCAATGGTGCTCAGGCTGCAACGCCCCTGGCTCAGAAGCAGTACGACAGCGTGAAAATCGCTGGCGGCTTCGGCCCGGTGCTGTTCGAGCCAAGCCAGTTGAGCTGGATCCAGAAGTCGCCCGAGGAAGCGCTGGAGGTCATCTCCCGCAACCTGTCGGAAGCGATCATGTCCGACCAGCTGAACACCGCCATTGCTGCACTGGCCGCTGCCATCGGCAACCAGGCTGGTGCCGTCAACGATGTGTCCGCGACCGCTGGGGTGACCTATGTGGCCATCAATGGCGCACATGCCAAGTTCGGCGATGCCTCGGCCCGCATCATCGCGCAAGTGATGACCGGTGCGATGTACCACAAGCTGATCGGTCAGAACCTGGCCAACGCAAATCACCTGTTCCAGTTCCAAGGCGTGACCATCGTGGACATCCTGGGCAAGGCCGTCATCGTAACGGATGCGCCTGCGCTGTTCACTGCTGGCACTCCGGACAAGGAGAAGGTGCTGTCGCTGGTGAGCGGTGCTGCAGTGGTGTCCGATGGCTCCGACCTGATCACCAACGTGCAGACCTCCAACGGCAAGCTGCGCATCGAAACCACGATGCAGGCCGACTACACCTTTGGTCTGGGCCTGAAGGGTTACACCTGGGACACGGCCAACGGCGGCAAGTCGCCTACGGACACCGAGATTGCAACCGGCTCCAACTGGGACCTGGTCGCAAACAGCGTCAAGGCCTCGGCCGGCGTGATGACCATCGGCGACGCAGCCAAGTAATTGAAGGGGCTACGGCCCCTTTCTCTTTGGAGAAACCATGACCGAAAAGATCGCATACGAGAAGCATCCCGTGTCGCCTGAACGCAAGGCCGAGCTGCGCGCCCAGGGCTTCAAGATCATCGACGCCGTGTTCAAGCCAGCTCAGGCGCAGGAACAAGCGCAAGACGGCGGCGGCGAGCAATCGCACGACACCTCTGCCAAGCGCGGCCGCAAGCCAGCCCAGGCGCAGGAGTAAGCCATGATGGTAGTCGCTCCACAAGATGGCTATGACTCGCTGGTGTCGCTGGCTGAGGCGCAGGATTACATGGAGCGCATGGGCTACGACTGGCCGGCTGATGAAGCCAAGCAAGAGATTGCTCTGCGGCGCGGCACACAGTATGTCGTGACCATGTACAGCATTCGGCCTGAGTTCCTGGACCCCGTTGCCGATGCCTTGAAGCACGCCACGTGTGAGGCCGCGCTACGGGCATCCGATGGCTCTCTGTTCTCCGATGTGGACGCCCAGGCTGTCACCGAAGAATCGGTGGGGCCGATCACTACCAAGTACGCACAGCCCGCAAACGGTGGTCAGAAGCGCTTCGGCGTGATTGATGCCTTGATGCGCGGCATGATCATAGGAGGTGTTGGTCAGGTCAAGTTTGTGAGGGCGTGATATGGCCAAATTCGACTACTCCCGCCCAGCAGCGACTGCCAAGCGGCTTTTGGATCGATTCGGCCAGGCAGGGGCGATCTCTCGCTCTACGCCTGGTGGTTATGACCCAGAAACTGGCCCAACCGATCCCGTAGAGCTGCAGTCACCATGCACGGTCGCGCTGCTGGAGTTCGACAACCACCTGATCGACGGTGAGCTGATCCTGGTTGGCGACCGTCGAGCCTTAATTGCGCCAGATGCCTCGTTTGAACCAGATGCAGGTGATGTGCTAACTGTTGGCTCGGACGTTGTTCAGGTGGTCCGAAACAGGCCGCTGAAGCCGGCTGGCGTCATCGTCCTGCATGACTGCATAGTGAGGGCCTCATGAGCTTTGCTGATGATCTTGCGAAGGTGTGTCTGCAGGCCGGTGAAAAGTGCGAGGAGGTTGCTCGCCGAACCGCTATCGAGTTGCAGGCAAACATGATTGAGAAGTCTCCTGTTGGCAATCCTGACCTGTGGAAGGCCAACAAGAGCGTCATGTATGCGCGTGAGACGCACAACCTTTGGGTTGGCGCGATCAATGCAGATGCGGGAAAGGGCGAAAGGCGGATCCGCAAGATGGGCCAGAAGAAGCTCAAAACGACCTACAAGCTCAAGGCCGGGCAGAACTATACAGGTGGGCGATTCAAGTCAAATTGGCAGGTCGGCCTGGGTTCTATGAACGAGTCCGTGGACAGCGAGCCTCGTAGCGATGCATTAGGCCGTGCAAAGGTCGTACTGGAAGGCTTCAAGCCTGGGCAGACGATCTTTCTCACGAACAATTTGCCGTACGCCAAGAAATTGGAGTACGGGCACTCTAAACAAGCGCCCGGTGGCATGGTGCGTCTGACCGTTCAAGACTTCGCCCAAGCAGTGAAGCGCGCAGTGGAATCTGTCAAATGACCCTCTCACAAATCAAAGCACTGCTGGAGTCCAAGTTGCTCGCCATGCCTGGCGTGCTGCCCACGGCCTTCGAGAACGTGCCATTCAAGCCGCCAGATGGCCCATACCAAGCCTGTTATCACCTGGTGAATAGTCCGGTGGACCTTGGCATTGAAGGCACTCTGACGGAGGAGCGAGGAATTTTGCAGATCACGCTGCGCTACCCGGAAGGGAAGGGCCGGCAGGTGACTGATGCTATGGCCGACCAGCTCAAGCAGCACTTCAAGCCCGCCCAGATCATCCCGGGCCCGGGCTTTCGCATCGAATTGAACAAGACGCCTGCAGTTTCATCCGGGATGCCGGATGAAAGCCGCTGGACTGTTCCTGTTTCCATCTCCTGGGAGGCGTACCCGTCATAGGGCGCGTCGCCAAAAACTAATGCCACCGAGAGGTGGTTTCTTTGTGCCCGATGAGGGCGAAACCTAGCCGCGAAGCATGTGCCGAGCGGCTTTTTTCATTTCTGAAAGGCCCATATGGCACGTACTCCAACCGGCACGATTACCTCCGTTGCCACCGCGCTCTCCACCTCGAAAACGATCAGTGGCATCTCCAATGCTGCAGAAGCTGTTGTCAGCTCTGTCGGCCACGGCTTTGCCAATGGCGACATCGTCCTGATCCTGTCTGCCTGGGGCCGCCTGAACTTCCGCGCCTTCCGCGTCAAGGGCGTGACCACCGACAGCTATACGCTGGAGCGCGGCGACACCACGAACACCGAGTTCTTCACGCCTGGTCAAGGCGCTGGTTCGGCGCGCAAGGTCAGCACCTGGGTGGATCTGGACCGCACCATGAACCACTCCACGAGCGGCGGCGATGCCAAGACCGTGAACGTGAAGTTCATCGAGTCGGACAACGAAATCGTTCTGAACGATGGCTTCAACGCTGTGCAACGTACCTTCGACATGGACGCCGACATGATCGGCTCGCCAGCGTACGAAGCACTGCGCATGCTGTCTGACACCAACGCCGACACGGTGGTTCGCCAGCGCGCCAAGACCGGCGCTCTGTCGCTGATCCCCGCCAAGGTGTCGTTCAATGAAGAAGAAACCCTGACCGAAGGCCAAGCCGTCGTGGTCAAGGGCACCTTCAACGCTCAGAACAAGTCCACGCGCTACCCAGCGTAACCCTGGCATTCCGCCCACAACCATTGCACCGACGCAGCCGCTTCGCTCCTTCAGCGGGGCGGGCGGTTGCGCACGGGCTTAACTTCTCCCGCTGAAAGACAAGACTATGGCAAAGCAAAAAACTGTTCCCGTGACCAGCCTGAAGATGATGGCTGGCAAGTCGCCGACCTTCCCCCTGACCGTGACTGTGAAGAACCTTGATGGCGACGAGTTCGATGTGGTGTTCACTGCCAAGGCTCAGAAAAAGAGCGAGTGGGCTGCAATCCGTGATGCACACCGCAAGACTGCAGACGGCGTCGAGCAGCCGGCCGAGAAGGCAGAATTCTCGTTCGAGGATCTGGTGAAGGACGGCATGCGCCAGGCGGCCGAGATTGTGGCCGGCGCCGTTACGGGCTGGAACTTGGAGGACGAGTTCAGCGTTGACAGCCTGATCGTGCTGGAAGACCAGTGCGGCGGTTCGTTGGCCAAGGTGCTGGGTAAGTACGACGCAGCTCTGTTCACCGGCCAGCTGGGAAACTAAAGCAGATAGCTCGATCCCTGTTTGAGCCTCCTGTCACGGAGGCAGAGGCTCAAGCTGCAGGGTTCGAGCTGGAAGACTACCCAGAGCCTGAGATCATCGAAGTCTGGCCGGACAACGAAGCCGCGCTGGACATCGCGATGATGATCGGAACCCGGTGGGTCTACCCAGCAATGGGAGGCGTGCCGCTGGGTGTGCGCTGGGAGGCCATGTACCCACTGATGGACCGTAAGGCCAGTGGAGAGGCCTGGGATGAGTTGCATGAATACATGATGGTCATTGAGGCAGAGGCACTGGCGACCCTACGAGAGTTTGCTACTAAAGACCAAAGGAAACAAACTTGAAATGCGTTAGTTTTCCTCGCACCTACGCAAATTAGACATGTATCTGCGGAGTGGGTAGATACTAATCTCTTAAGTTTTCCGAATAACCTACAACATGTTGCAAAGCTGACTTGCGATGTAAGAATTCTTCTCATTCCCTCACTTAGTATCTGTTGTGTAAAGAAATTTACGCAATTCCATACAACTTGGGGATTTTATGAAGTATTTGACATTTTTGATAGGTGCTTTGGTCTCTACAGGCGCATTTGCGGGTAAATATCAACCCGACTCCTTTGAAGGAGTAGAGGTGGGGCTTGCAAAGCAATCGTTGACCAGAAAGGGAGATAGCTTCTCTAAGTCCTCTGTAAACGCCAGACGCTCTACAAAGTTGTGCTAAACCCTATTTTTGTCAGCTCGGTCTCGAAAGAGTCTTATGGTGATGCCGATCCTCAAGAGACTTTGCACTCAGCTTCGGGGCAATCTCTGGATCTACCATCTGCATATCTCAGAGCTGCGGAAGAGTTGTCCGAAACTCATAATTTCGAAAAATACGCATTTTTTGGTCCACTTGAACCCGCATTTTTAGTTTGGCTTACTCCGAACGCCCTTGAACGCCTCAGAAAAGACGAGAGGATTTCTTCTATCAATGAGGTTGATGCAAAGAAAAACATAACTATTTCTGAGGCATCGCCGCCAGTGATATCCGGGGACGTGACTTCTTTAAATGAAGTTGCATCTTGGGGCGTTGGAGCCGTAAACGCTTCTGGTGCTGGTAATGGTGAGTTTAATAATGTTATCTATGTGGTTGATGGGAAGCCAACTGGGATGCATTCCGGAGCTGTGAATGATCTTAATTTTACATTTGTAAAAGACGCTGTAACTTCTCAATATGATTACTACGAAAATGACCATAGACTGCACGTTGCTCACGTTATGGGCATAATCGGGGCAAAGAAAAACTCCAGTAATGTTGTTGGGGTTAATCCAAATCAACCTATTCGGCTAATTAGCGCGATGATGGGGGGTACAAATCAAAATACTCCAGGTGACGTTTTGATTGATCCCAACACTTGGGATCAGGCTTTGGATAACATTACCTTAGGCCTGGATTTTGCGGCGCTCGACGCAGAAGCACAAGGTGTCTTCTCAGTTCTTTCAGTTTCTTATAATGGCCCGGCATTTAACCACTTTGGTGAGACCGGTATGGCTGTCCGTCGTGCTAGTAATAGACTGTTGGTGGTGCAGTCTGCGGGAAATGACAATTCTAACGCTTGTAATTTTTCGTATAACAACCCGAAGGACAATGATGGCATTGTAGTTGTCGGAGGTATTAAGCAAAATGGCACTAGATTCTTGCCAGAGGATGGCGGCTATATGGGCTTGCCCACTCCGTCAGTCGGGTCAAATTATGGAAGCTGCGTTGACTTGTGGGCGCCAGGCTTCAATATCACCTCCCTGGATTTTTTTGATGGTAAGCGTCGAGTATCCACTGGCACATCGTTCTCCGCACCTTTCACTGCTGCCGTGGCGAGCCGATGGGGTAACAATTCCACTCGACCCATTGTCCGTGAGCAACTATTGAAGCTTCACTCTCAATCAGGGGCTGCGGGTAAGCTTGTGAAATATGGTACACATTCTGTTGGCAACGCTACAAAGCAGCTTCCAGTATTTAAGGTATCAGAGCTTGGTTCTTCTGTAGATATTCCGAAGCTCCGAAATGCAAAGTACTACCCTGCTTCGGATATGCATGTCTTTCCTGGTAATTCAGGATCCTTAATTGCGGACTTGGGGACAGCAAAAAATGTGTATGGTGTGCGATTGACGCTTGTCACATCCGCGAATGGTAATGGTATCAATCCCGCTACTTTTAAGGTGTACGGTTCTAACGATGGCGTTAACTACACGTTAATCGGGAACACCAGTGAAACTCGACAGATCAATTGGGGACCGGTCTTTGTATCCGCTAATTCGACGTCACACCGTTACCTGAAAATTGAAGGGTACAACCCTGTGTCTTACCTTGGCTATTCTGAGGTTGAGGTCTACGGTAACTAAGCTTTCAGAAGACGCAAAAATTTCTAAGCTGGCTTAAGGCTTGAAATTGTTTTGGGCTCGCTTCGGCGGGCCTTTTTCATGGGCTCACGCATTTGCGTGGGCCATTTTTATTGGGCACGCCATATGACCGATGTAGCAGCCGTAGGCATTGCTGTAGAAACTAGCCAGGTACAGCAAGGCATCAACAAGCTGACCGAACTGGCTCAACAAGGGCCCAAAGTCGAGCAATCGATGGCCGGAATCTCTGCGGAGAGCAAGAAGGTTGCGAAGTCTCTGGCGGACCTGGGTTCTGGCGCAGGTGATGGCCTGAAGAAGACAGGCGACGCCGCGCAGAAGGCCGCCACCGGTATCAAAGCCTCTGGCACAGCTGCGCGTGAAGCAGTGACCAGCACCGCAAGCCTGGCGCGTGCCATGGCCTCGCTGACCGTCGAAGAAGAAAAGCACATTCGTAAGCTCGTTGACGAGGCGAATGGCCTTCGCATGACTCGCGGCGAAATGGAAGCCTATCGCGCCGCGCAGCGTGGGATGAGCACGGGCGCGCAGGAGATCGCTCGCGCCATGGGCAGCCGCATCGACGCGTTGAAGGTCGAGCAGAAAGAACTGGCGCAAGCCTCCCGTGAGGCAGATAAGTATGCGAAAGACATGCTGCGCGCTTCTGCGTCCAGCAGTGCGGCTGAGAAGTCGTTCCGCGCACTGAACACGGCAGCAAACGCTGTGAGCGCAGCGCTGTCCATCATCGGCGTTGGGTTTGGAGCCCGCGAAATCATCACACAGATCGATGGATACACCAAATTCACCGCTCAGCTCAAGCTGGCGACAAAGGGTGCGTCGGACTATTCGGCTGCGATGGCATCTGTTCAGCGTATCTCTACCGATGCTCAGCAAGGTATCGGTGAGCTGGGGACGCTGTATGCGCGTATTGCGAACGGTACTGCTTCGCTCAACCTGAGTCAGCAGAAGCTGTCGGACATCACCGAGACCGTTGCGCTGTCCCTCAAAGTGTCCGGCGCGACTGCATCTGAAGCATCGTCGGCTATGTTGCAGTTGTCGCAGGCATTCGCCTCCGGCGTCCTGCGTGGCGAAGAATTCAACTCGGTGAACGAGGCAGCACCTCGACTGATGAAAGCCTTGGCAGATGGCCTCGGCGTTCCTGTGGGCGCACTGCGCAAGATGGCAGAGGCTGGGCAGCTCACCTCTGCTGTCCTGGCCGATTCGCTTCCAAAGGCGCTGGGCAAACTGCGCGAAGAAGCAGAGTCGGTGCAGACTATCTCCGGGGCCTTCACGGTCCTGAAGAACAACATCATGCTGATGGTCGGCGCACAGGCTACTGCTAGTGGCGCTACCAAGGGCTTTGCCAACGGCATCAGCATGCTGGCCAACAACCTGGATGTTCTGGCCACGGTTGGCGGTGCGGTGGCTTTGGTCCTGGGCGCTCGCTTCACGGCGTCCATTGCTTCTACTGGGGTTGCATTCGCTGCTTCCACCATTCAGGCGGCGCGCTATCAGCTGACCTTGGCCAGCATGGCCGGCGTGAGCACGACTGCGGCCACTGGGCTGATCGCTATGGGTGGGGCAGCGCGAGGCGCGTCCGCAGCGATGGCGTTTCTGGGCGGACCTCTGGGCTTGATCCTGACGGTAGCAGGCGCTGCCACGGCTGCGTTCTACACGTTCCGGGATAGTTCTGAAAGCCTGGTCAAGAGCATCGGTGGCTTGAACCAGCCGCTAGACCAGCTGAAGAAGAAGCTGGATGCACTGCCTGCTGAGAAGCAGATTGTCATCAAGATGGCGATTCAGGATGAGCAGCAGAGGGCAGTCAAGCAAGCACAGAAACTCACCGATGACTTGATTCAGTCGATTGCGGGTGCTGCAAACATTCGTATGCCGGCTGACCAGTTCGACCTCATGATTGAGGCGCTTCGAGAGGCATCCAAGGAGGGTGGAAATCTCGCGCCTGTCTTACAGAATGCAGTAAGCGCAGGCTATCTGCCTCGCGGTCGAATTCAAGAGTGGCTGAATATGGCAGCGGCCCTTCGCGAAGTTCAGGCTGCAGCTCGGGGCGCTGCTGAAGCTCAAAGCACGACCGTTCCCCTCGTATCTGCGGAAAACAACGTGTTCCTGCAGCGTGCCAGGGCAGCACTTGATGCGGCAAAGAGCTACAAATCTCAGGCTGAGAGGATGCGCGAGGTTCAGGATGCCGGGAAGAAGCTGGCAGGAGAGCTCAAGAACCTGCAGAACGCCCAATTGGGCAACTCCAAAGAGGCGAAAGACCTGGAAGAGCGCATCAAGGGTGTCAATGAGCAATTGGCCTCTATGGCGAAGAAGGGCCGGGATACCTCTGGTGCAGCAGCGGTCAAGAAAGAGGTAAACGAGTACAACACACTGGTTGCTTCAATCCAAGGGAAGATTGATCTCAATCGCGAGGAACTGCGATATTCCGGAAACCTGAATGATGCACAAAAGGCAGAGATCAAGCTAAATGCCGACTTGACTGCCGGCAAGGTCAAACTGAATGCTGCTCACGAAGCAGATTTGCGTGCCCGCTTGGCCATCTGGAAGGCGCAGGAGCAAGCCAAGGAGCAAACCCGCCGCGACATTGAGGCCTACAAGGAGCAAGTGGCCGTTCAGGATGAGGCTGCTAAGGCCTATGTACGGCTTTACGATGGTATGACGAAAGCCCGTCTTGCCATAGACGGGCTGCAAAGCTCCACTACCAATGACACAGATAGCCTCCGAGTGGAGGCCTCTCTTATTGGGGCGTCGAATGCACAGAGACGAATGACCGTTCAGCTGTACGACCTGCAACTGGAGAGGAAAAAGGAGCTGCTGAAGCTTGACGAGACGGATTTCGCCACGGCGAAGGATCGCGCGGAAGCAGAGCAACGCATCAACGACATCTACGACAAGCGCGCCGAAAACACAAAGACTTCGGCCTATGTAGAAGAGTGGAGTGCGACGGTCCAGCAGGTAGAGGACATCTTTGTCAACGGCTTTGCCGACATGATGAACAACGGCAAGTCCGGGTGGGAGTCGTTCTGCAAGTCGCTGCGCACGTCATTCTTCACCCTGGTGGCAAAGCAGATCTACAAGATGCTCGCGGAGCCTTTTGTGGTCAATATCGTTGGCAACTTGCTGGGGGTGGCCGGCGGCGCTGGCGGGCTCTTGGGCGGCTTGCTGGGTGGTAGCTCGGGCGGAGGTGGCCTAGGGGGCCTGATGAACCTTGGTTCTGCCGCCAACACTGGATATGGCCTGTACACCGGCTTAACGTTCACCACTGCTGGCAATTGGATGATGTCGGCTGGCGACTACATGGGCTGGAACTGGCTGTCCAATGCGGGCGCTACAGTGGGCGGCTGGGGTGCTAGCAGCGCATCAGGTGCGGCGGCCTATGGCGGCAGCTATGCCGCTCCGTCTGGTGTGGGGATGGTGAATGTCCCTAGTTCTGGCGGCATGGGCGCATATGCTGGAGTGGGCTACGCCGCGGCGATTGTCATGGCGGCCGCCTACCTGGGCGGCATGTTCAAGGAGGAAAAGCAGGTCGGCAGCGGCATTACCGGCGAGCTGGGAGGCGACCTCTATGGCTACCAGCTGATGCGCGAGAGCGGCGGCCTGTTCGATGGCCCGGACTATCGCTATGTGGTTGCAGAGCAGGAGCAGGAGAAATCCCGCGCCGAGATCGAGCGCCTAAAGAAGGAGATTGCGGACAACCCTAACGATGCCCGCAACGCCTACCGCGAGCGGCAAATCCAGCAGCAGTACAGCCGCTTGGAGATGCTGGAGCAGTACAACGGCTCTATCGAGGCACTGTCCAGCCCCATCAAGGCATTGCAGGATGCATTCCTCACCATGCGCGAGGACACTGCTGCGCGTGCTGACACGCTGGGTCTGGACGGCGACTCGATCCGCGCCATGAGAGTGACTCTGGGGCTGGATGACATCCACCCTGACACCGGTGGCAAGGGGTTGGAGCTGACAGGCTTGAGCCAGGAGGAGGCAGCAGCGAAGATCCAGGCCGCTTTGGCGCAAGCCAATGAGGAAATGGCGCGCTCGGTGCTGGGCACCTGGCAGGAGCAGACCCGCGAAGTGACCCGCATGGTGTGGGACAACGTGGAGCTGCCCTCTGACGGCGACACCCAGCAATATGGCCGAGTAGGTCGTGAGATGACCGAAACCGTGACAGAACAGGTGTTTGTCATGAGCGAGTATGTGCGGGCCGGTGAAACGGCAGTGCAGGCGCTCACCCGCCTGTCTGACTCGCTCCTGAGCGTGAACACGGTCTTCGACATGCTTGGCGTGACCTTGATGGATACCTCGTTGGCAGGTGCAGACCTGGCCTCGGACATCATCGACGCGTTTGGCGGAGGGGAGCAGTTCTCTGCAGCGACGGGCAACTACTACGGCAAGTTCTACTCGGATCAGGAAAAGGCGCAGAACCAAGCGCGCCTACTGAATGAACAGCTCAAAAAGCTGGGTGTGGACACCATGCCTGCAAGCCGTGAGGCTTTCAAGGAATACATCAACGGCATCGATCTATCGACTGAGGAAGGGCGAAAGCTCTATGCCAGTCTGCTGGTTCTTGTCGATGTGTTCGACATGATCTACACGTCTGCCGAGAACATCGCCAGCCTGAAAGAGGACCTGAACCTGCAGCTGCTGCGGGCCCAGGGCAATGACGCCGAGGCCCTGCGCCTGGAGCGTGAAAAGCAAATCAAGGAACTGGAGAAGTACAACGATCCGGAACTGGTTCGCATGCAGCGCGACGTTTGGGCGGCCGAGGACAAGACTAAGGCAGACGAGGAGGCCAAGCAAGCCGCCGAGACTGCCAAGGCCTTGGGCATGAAGAACCTGGAAGCCGCCGTCTCCCGTGAAAAGGAGTACTGGAACCAGTTCACTGCTGACGCCAAGGACGCGCTGTCCAAAGCATCGAGCTACTTCGACCTGGTGACCAATGCGGCCAAGTCGCTGCGGGAGTCGGTCGAGGATGGATCGAGCTGGGCTGCAGCTGCCGGCATGGTGTTCATCGAGCAAGCGCTGACCAATGCCCGCAACGGTGGCGGTCTGTCTGACCTCGAAGCGACCAAGTCGGCCATCGAGGCGGCTACCGGTGGTCTGGTCATGGACAACTACGCCACCCAGGCGGAACTGGACTACGACAAGAAGGTGCTGGCGGGGCAGCTGGATGAACTTGGAGGCTATGCGGAGTTGGCCAAGTCGGATGCACAAAAGCAGATCGACTTGGCAACCTCGCAGATCAAGCGCCTGGATGACACGCTCACTTTCTGGAAGGAATACGGCGAGACCCAGGTGAATGCCACGCTGAGCGTCACTGACGCCATCAAAGCGCTGGAAAAGCTGATGTTTCCTGAGAAGGATGCGGCAGAAGGTGGCGGATCGGGTGCATCCAGCGGCAGAGGAGGCGGAAGCTTTGGTGGCGGTGGTGGCTACATCATTGGCAGCAACTCGTCGGAGTCGATGTTTGAGGGTTACTTGCCTGATGGGCGCCCAGTCTACAAAGACGGCTCCATTGGCACGGCGATGGGCAACACGGCAGATCAGCTTGCAAACGGCAAAGACCCATACAGCAACTACCCCGACTACTCAGGTAGCGGGAAGGTTGTGTATGACGAGGAGAAGGGGCTGTACGTCCCCAAGCTCAACGTTGGCACCAACTACTTGCCAAGCGACATGCTGGCAATGGTGCACAAAGGAGAGCGGGTCATCCCGGCTGCTGACAACCGTGCGCTGATGGATGCACTGCAAAACCAAGGCGCAGGCTCAGGCAACGCAGAGCTAATCGCCGAGGTTAAAGCCTTGCGCACAGAGCTGCAGGAGATCAAGGCCAATACGGCGTCAACAGCCCAAAGCACGGGCAGTACTAGCCGTACGCTGAATGATGCAACTGACAACGGCAACGCCATGAAGGTGAGTGTCATGTCTAACTAAGGAGGGCGATCCATGATCGTTTTATCGCCCATCACTATCGGCGCAGAAATGTTCCTCTCTGGCTCCGTGCCAGAGGTGGACACCGATGCGGGCGAGGTGGCTTGGAGTGCGAGCCCGGTGGCGGCTGTCGGGGATGAGAGGGTGTACAACAGGCGTGTATGGAAATGCACGCTTGTCCCTCCAGACCCAGCAAAGACACCTGACAAGGACCCCAATAGCTGGCAAGACATGCGGCCGTCCAACCGGTGGGCCCCGTTTGACAAGTACATCAGTACCAAGCAAGTCGGAAGAAAAGGCCAGGTTGATTATGTAATCAAGCCTGGCTTTTGCAATGGCCTGGATCTTGAGGGATTGAAGGGCTCGCGCCTGCAGATCTCTATCAAGGACGGGCCACTCCCGGCGGATGCTGACCTCATCGATCCGGTTGATGTATCGCTGCGCGTTCGGCCGGCTGGATGGAGAAGCTACTGGTTCGGCCGCAAGCTGCAGATCACCAAGCACCGGCTCGACAAGCTGCCCCTGAACCCCAATGCGGTGATCCGCGTGACGGTGCTGGATGCGGTGGACGCAGAGGTCGGGATTGGCTTTTTCAATATCGGCGACTGGATCAACTTCGGCGTCGCATCGCGCGGCCTGGAGTCTGGTGCCATGTACGGCGCCCGGGCGGAGATGGTCAATTTCTCCTATCGCAAGGACAACGACGACGGCACCTATGAGCTTTTGCCCCGTGGTTCAGCTGTGAATGTCTCCATCCCGGTGATCGTGGACGCCAACGAGGCCAACCGGCTGTTTGATGTGGTTCGGCGCCTGGCCAATACGCCAGTCTCCGTATACGCCAGCACGCGGGATCGTGACCGCTTCTTGTCCACCGTGGGCTTGGTCTCGACTGATTTCACGCGAGAGATCACCGATTTCACGAATCTCAACGTTTATGTAAAGGGGGTGCTGCAATGACAGAAATTGTGGTCGTACCAACAATCACGCCGCTGCCACCGTATCCAACCCCGGAGATGGACGATGCAGCATACAACAACGCAGCATTTCTGACGACGAAGGCCTATGTCGTCATGGTTGACGAGATGCAGGCTATGGGGGACGCAACCCATACCAATGCCACTGCAGCCAAAGAGCAAGCCCAGCGCGCCGTAGATGCGGCCACCGATGCGGCCCAGGTGCAGGACATCGTGCTGGGCGCGGCCAACTTCAAAGGCAACTATGCAGACTTGGCGGGTGCGCTGCCAATGCCTGCATCCGTCAAGCACGCGGGCCGCTTCTGGATGCTAACGCGCAATCTTGCAAACGTGGCTGCTGATGTGCCAGGTGTGTCAACAGCGTGGACATCGCTAGACAGCGGGCAGGTGGTCACGCAAAAGATCACCGCAAACACGACTGGCATTGCAGGTGTGAAGTATCTGATCGTTGGGCCTAACGTCACGCTCACAGCCCCAGTCGGAGCAAACAAAGGCGACCGATTTGGCTTCATGTTGTGCGTTGACCGAACGGGCAATCAGCGGATCGATTTTGGCGCAGTGCTGGTGCGCGGCAAGCCTGCAGCAATGCTCACTCTTGACACAAATGGCGCTGCGGCAGACGTGCAATTTGAAGACAACGACTTGGGGTGGATCTAAATGCTGTTCTCAGAAATCTTTAACTCGGGCGGCGGTAGTGGCGCCAATCTTTGGATCTCGGGCGTTCCTGTTCCGCAGTGGGGCTTGGTTATCTCTCCACTCGATGGCGAGGTGTACCGGCGCACGACAGCAACGGGAGCGGGTACTGTTGATCCTGCAAACGATATAACCAACTACATGGCAGCTAGTTATCGCCGAGTCACTGCGCTGACAACATATATTGATATCAACAATCTGAGCAGTACCGCAGACAGATTTGCAAATGGTGCAACAAAGTTGAATATGAACATTACAGTTAATACCCGTACCAATCTACTAAATGTTACTGGTCGGGGGCTTGTGCAATATTTGGGCGTGATTAAAGCCGCAGCAAGCGGTGGGCGACTGGAAGTCCTAATTGATGGTCGTTCCATTTTCGATAAGACTGTCGGCACTGTGAATGCCAATTACGCTGCAATTGTTGTTGGTTCAGCAATCAATTGGACGACAGATAATGGAGCCTCCAACATTGCCGCATATACAGCACTTCCAGAAGAGGGCGTTGAATTTAAAAGATCACTGCAAGTCTTCTACACACCACTGACAGTCGCTACGACCGTGGGCACCTTTGCATACATGCTGCGGGAGACGAAATGAGCAATCAACAGCAAAACGGAGGGCTTGTTATTGTGGCGCTTGATACGCCAGCGCCAGAGCCCGCTATCCTGCCGGCTGTGGTCATCACTGGCATTACCGTGGACGAGGTCAACGCCGCGCGCGCCGTGATTGCGCCCGACTTCCGCACCATGAAACTGCCAGTGGGCTCTGCTGTGACCATTGATGTGGAGCTGCAGTGGCAGGGCCAGCGCGTGCCGGGCTTTGGTGAGGAATTCGCCATGCCCATGCGCAGCACAGACGGATTGATGCGTCACATCGACATCAAGTTTGTCGACGGCAGCGCGCAGTTCGTGGCCGCCATGAACGACAGCAAGCGCTGGGAGGTCACCCCCCGAGCTAATCAACAGCGGCCTGCCGCCCGAAGCCCATATGGACTTCGCTGGCATCGTCATCACTGCCGTCGAGTAACCCTCTACTGACAACACACAACACAACCCGCTTCGGCGGGTTTTCTTATTTCTGAGGGAGTCTCTCGATGCAGAGCACAGACATCAGCATGCCGATTGCAAAGGCGACAAGTGCGGTGACGTTGGCCACGGCTGCGCAAGCCGATGTGGCAGACAAGATCGCCCAGGCGGCCACCGTCAATTCCAGCTTCGAAACCTGGTACTGGGTCAACTCCATTCCATGGGGCACCATCGCCTCGATTGTGGCCGTGCTCTACACGGGGCTGCTCATCTGCGAGTGGTTCTGGAAGAAGCTGTGGCGGCCGGCGTTTGAGCGCTGGGGCTGGATCAAGCCGCGCAAGGGCCCGCGCATCATCACGCTGGACGAGTACCGCCAGATGAGCGAAACGCAAAGGGCGGACCTGTCATGAGCAAGATTCCAAATGCATTGCGCGCCGGCCTGGTGGCCCTTGTTGTGCTGACGGCTGGGGGTGGCGGCTATGTGGCGCTTGAGCGCGACAAGGCAGCAGCCCAGGCCATGGCCGAGCAGAATCAGTACATCCAGGCCGTGGCCGCGGACACCGGCACATCTCAGGCGGTCAAGATCGCCATGGTGATGGGCAGCTACTACGAGAGCAGCTACCGCCACATTGGCACGCCCTACGTGGACAAGCTGGGCAAGGGCCAGCCGCTGACTGTGTGCAACGGGATCACGGGCCGCGCCGTGGTGGCTGGCCGGTACTACACGCCGGCCGACTGCTACGCGCTCGAGCGCAGCCGCTACCTGGCCGCCGAGCGCACGGCCATGGGTCTATTCCGGCTCTGGTCTACCTACACCCCGCTGCAGCAGGCCGTGTTTATCGACTTCATCCACAACAAAGGCGAGGGCGCTCTGTACGCCTCGACCCTACTGCGCAAGGCCAATGCCGGGGATGTGGTGGGTGCATGCCGCGAAAACCCGCGCTGGAACCGTGGCACGGTCAATGGGGTGTCTGTGGTGCTGCCGGGCCTGCAGGCCCGGGGTGATGCCAACGGCGAGATCTGCGAGGTGGGATTATGACCTTGGGGGTTTATACAAATACCTGGAGGGTTTACGCATACGCCCTGGTAGGTTTAGCCCTATTTGCCTCTGGCTGGGTGGTCAATGGCTGGCAGGCCGGCAAGACCATTGCCGAGCTGCGCGCCGAGAAGGCCCAGGGTACGGCAACCCGGGCCGAAGCCGCACGAACCGACGAAGCCAACACCGCCAAACTGGAAAGCAAGCATGCCCAAGACACGATCTACAACGCCGACCGCCTGGCGAACCTCAAGACTGGCATTGATGTTGATGAGCGCGCTGAGCTTGCCCGTGCTGAGCGCCTGCACCGCGACACCGACAGCCGAAGTGCCACTTATCGCGCGCAAGCCCAAGCCGACGCCGCTGCCCGCAGCGATCTTGCAGATAAAGCCGCAGCCCTCGACCGCCAGCTTGCAGAAGGCCTCGGCGTGGTCGCAAGCCTCGGAGGCGACCTTAAGCGACGAGACGCCGAAGTAGCCGCGCTGTGCGACCAGGTGAACATTGAGCGCCGGCTGAGCGGTGACGACAGCGACCAGGCCTGCAGCCAGAAATAGAAAGAGCCTCCCCGGCGCCACTGCGGCACTGGGGAGGCTCTTTTTTCGTTTGTGTTTTTGGCGGTTGAGCCATACACTGTTCTCAGTCGGTGCCAATGACTGTTGGTGATTTTGGGCCCTGCGGCCCTTTCGCCCGATAAGGCCTCTAGATCATAACTAGGGGCCTTTTTCGTTGGCCGACTTTCCTGGAGCAAGCAATGTGCAATCGCTACCACTCACCCGATGAAGGCTACATCCAGCAGTACTGGCGGCTGAACCCCCGGCAGTTGGGGCTGGGTGCCCGCGATGTGTTCCCGCGCTCACCTGGCGGATTCATCCGGCGCGCCGTGGATGATCCCGGCTACAGCAAGGAACTGGCCGTGGGGCGATGGGGCTTGATCCCCTGGTTCAGCAAGACGCCCGACATCAAGTACAGCACCAACAATGCACGGGCTGAGGAGGTGGCGGACAAAGCCAGCTTCAAAGACCCGTGGAAGCGCGGCCAGCGCTGCATCATCCCTGCGACGACCTTTGATGAGCCAAACTGGGAGAGCGGGAAGAACGTGTGGTGGAGGTTTGGTCGGGCCGACGGCGACCCGTGGGGCTTGGCGGGGCTGTGGAACACCTGGAAGGATCCAGCGACTGGCGAGCTGATCGAGAGCTACACCATGCTCACGCTCAATGCCGACGAACACCCATTGATGAACCGCATGCACAAGCCAGATCCGAAGCTGGCACCTGACAAGCAAGACAAACGCAGCGTGATCCCGATTGAGCTGGCCGATGTGGATCAATGGCTGGAAGGATCGGTCAAGGACGCCCAGGCGCTGGTGAGACTGGCGCCGGTCGAAGTGTTCGCGGCAGGGCCGGCCTAG